TGTAACATAAAAAAATTCTGGTGGAGAAAGAAGTCCGTATTGGTAAACTCCTCTGCAATATTCGTTTAAGCATCCGTCTTCTATTAGAGCGTCAATAAGTCTATTCTTAGAGTACTCATTACACCCTTCAACATAATCTTCCGGATCTATTGACATTTCTACTTCTACGTCTTCTTTAAATGTTGGCATAACTCTTTATATTTTTTCTTCTTTATTATAAAATGTACTATCAGATATTTTTAATCCACAATATAAATCTAACATTCTTATTTCAAGATCAGCTAAGTAATTGTTATAACGTTTTTTCTTTTTTAACAATTTAATACCCCAATCTTTCCACTCTTTATTTTGAGTTTCAGTCATTGTATATTCTTGGAACCAATTATCAGTTCTACCTTCAACATCTTCAAATTTAAGAGGATGGCCGGCAATTTCAAACATCTTATCAATTAATTCTTTTATTATTAATTTCTTTTTGTTCTCTTTCATAACATTTATTTTACTGAATTTGTTCTTATTATACCGTCTTCTATTACTAGGTACTCTCCTGTTGTGTCCATTGTGTCAATGAAGTAATATCTACCACCTGTGAATTTATCTGATCCGGTAAGATCTAATCTACGCATTTGAGTATGGCCTACAATTTGGATATAATTTTTCTTTAATCCATTCTTATGGTTTTTATTTACAGCCATAAGTGACCTTGGCCTAATCCAAATTGGTGTTTGAGTGGTATTATCACCATATCCGTCAAATCCATTAAATTCAAATGCTTTAGGTTTATATTTAAATAATTCATTTAAATCTACTACTACACTCTCTTTAGACCAACCATCTTTTCCAAACACTTGATCCATAAACACAGGACTTACACCAGCGTGAGTAAATAGGAATTCTCCAAAGCCGTAAGCCATTTGTAGATGGTGTCTATTCTCATCTATTACTTGAGTAATTGAAGGTGCGATTCCAGATTGATATCCACTAGTACCTGTATACCCGATTTCGGGAAAGTAATGATGATCATGGTTACCAATCAACAATACAACTTCGGTCTTACGTTGATTATCTTTACCATCATTTGTAAATGATGTTTCTTTATAATCTACGATCTCTTTAAAGTTATGTATCTGTTCTACTCCAGAAATATCAAATGAATCAAAGTAGTCTCCGATGAATATAACTCTGTCAGGGTTTTCTTGATGTACTGCTAATTTCCAATTAGATCTTCCGTGGGTGTCTCCTATTACTAATGTACGACGCATAACACAAATTTAATTCTATTTTATAGAACAATATAATTTATTTCCAAAGTACTTGAATAAGTATGATGACTATACTAAGAAGTATACACACTCCGGTTTTTGGATTGATTCCCTCTTTAAACAGAACCCAACTAAGAATACTAAATACTATAACTCCAATACCGAATCCAATTATTCTAGAAGGCCATTGTTGGCCATCAAATGCACTAATAAAATAATATACACTCTTCATGAATGACCAACTAATAGGAAGGCCTAAAAACATAAGCGCTATACTGTATTTATCAATCCATCCCCATTTAATACCTGCTTGTAATTGAACGAATGACAATAACTGTCCTACAATTCCCCACAAAACTCCTAAAACAAAATTATTCATAACCATTTTTTTATTACTACTCTTCAGAACTTAAATATAATTCTGAGCTCATATTGCCGCCAACTTCTTCTACTTGGTTTTTATGTAAAAGTTCATACACTTCTTTCTTAATTTCTTTAAGAGCATCCATATATTCTTTTAGTTTTTGTTTTTCATCTGGAGTAAGTTCTGAAAGTCTTTCTTTCATAGTCTTCTTTCCTTTTACAGGAACTACTTCTTGAACTTCTGGCATTTCATCTTCCATTAAAGCTAAGATCTTCTTACTGTACGATACTGGGTCTACATAATTCATTTGATTCTTTTTTAATAAATATTGCTTAAGCTAACAAGTCGTTTGCCAAGCTCAGGATCTTTGATAACATGAACTTCGAAGTCATTCTTAGATCCCGCTGCTACAATACCTGTATATCTTGATGCGCTAGAATGCTTCACGCATGTAGTTGAATAGCCTAACTCTACCCTCTTAGGATGAATTTGTTCACCACAAACTTTACAATATTTTGTCATAACTTTTATTTTATATTACCAACTAGATGAATAATAAATGTCTCCTTCCAAATAAGAACCTCCATCAAGATCCTGTTCAAATAAAGATTCAATAATTTTTACAGTATTTTCAAGATCTTTAAAATAGTCCAGATCATAGTTTGTGCTACCAAAGAAAAACCCGCTTTGCACAGGTAGTAATACGCTAGCCTTACCAGGATCTTTGTCTAGTATTAGTTTACAGGTCTCTAATAGATTTGCTAATTGATCCTCTTTAACTTCATACTCTCCACAATTATCTACGCCGTTTTGTACATTATCTACGAACCACTTGTGAATTTGGTTGGCCTTTCTCCAATACCCTACTTCCTCTACAACATATTTGATTCTATCATTTTTAATACTAGGATGGGAATGCCCTCCTTTAGTGACAACTATACTATCTTTTTTATCTTCATTGATATAATCTTCTGTGTGGAGAAATGTCTTACGATATAAATACATGTCTAGTCCCATAACTTTTATTTTATTTTGTTTTTATTTTGTTGCGAATCGAGTATTGAATCTCTCTGTCATTTTATCATTTTGCTCTTTAGCTCTATCGGTTTGCCAATTGTACACTTGATCAATAAAGTCATTGAATGATTTTGCTGTGACTGTATGTTCTACGACCCTATTATCACCAAGAGTTACTTCTAAAGTGGTTTTGTATTTATTAGTCTTTATGACTTTAAACGATTTAGCATATACATAATCCCACTTAGATCTACCTATTGATAATTTTATATTAACGATAGTTGATTTCAATATGTATGGACGTCCTTTAGATGGATCTATTTCATCCGCTTCCCAATCCATTTCTATGTTTAGGGCTGGAATAACAGTGCAAAAGAATCCTTCTGTCTTGTAGGTGTCAATACCTTCTTGTGTTATTTTCTGTTTGATATCCCTGATACCGCTCTCTATACTATAGATCTCGGATCGCATAAGGTCACATGGCTTGTTTATTTCCATAAGCTTAGGTCTCCAATTATTTAAGAACTCGTACTCGATCCAGGCAAGTTTAGCTGCAACTGCACCAAAGATCCGAACATCATTCAATACGTTCTCTTCTTGAGTGGTAGCACTAGATCCATACCAATTCATTTTTGCATATACTTTTCTGTCCTCAGATCTCCAATCGTTTTGTAAAGATACGGTAAGAGCAGACCAAGAATTTGAATTGGAACACTTCATGATCTCGATACGACTTTCATCAAGCATGATACTTGGAATGAGAGCACATACATTATCACGAAGAGATTCTAAAACTTCTTGAGTCGCTGCTTTTAATGCGGGCTCTGATGTACACGTTTCATACGAGTCGCGGTCTGCTTTCTTAATGGCCAATTGGGATTCTAATGCTGATAAGATGATTTGATTATTCATAACCTTTATTTTGAAATGTAAATTAATAAATTTAATTGAGAGAGAAAAATATATCTTTAGAGTTAGGCGACATTCATGACGAACACTTTACTTGCCCAATTTTTTGCATTTACGTGAGCATATTGCTTTTGAGAATATAAATTAGTGTCTATGAAATAAGAATTGATAATTCCAACAGTAAGACCTTTAAGGATATCCTCGTCGATCACTACAATTTTCTTACCCTTTCTAGCAAATACAGTAAGCCAATATAGGCCGTTCTCAGCCTTGAATTGTATTGTTTGTAGCGAACCTTTTTTCCAGCTAGACAACAGTTCAGCAGGTCCCTGCTCATTAGCAATATCATCATTATACTGTGTTTGTGCGATACTCATGAATCCGGTTTGACATTTGTATACGATCCTGTAAAATCCCTTTTGTCCGTTAATAAATTTTGAAGTACTGATACCGAGAGTGTTGATGATAGCCATATTCGTTATTGTTTGTTACATTGTAAATATACTAACTATTTTTGATCCAGAGCACTTTTTTTCAATCTTTTTTAAAAGTTTTTGTTTTGTTTAGTAAAGTCTAGGGTTTATTAAAGATTCTTCAGTGAAATGCGGCCTGGATTAAAGATTATTTAGTGGAATCCTAACTGATTGATTATCAATTAGTTGTGAATTAGCCGTATTTGGCTAGAAGAGTGTCGATTATTTGCTTATCTGAGGTCTCAAATATCTTATTATTCTGTATCTTCTTTATATAAGATATGTGCTTCTCGAGCACCTGTGCGCGTGTGGCATATACTAAATGCGCTACTTTATTCTGTGTAACAAACTTAAATTCTTGAGTGAGGATTTCTTTAAGTATCTGTACCTTTTTTACGTAAGACTTTTCTTCTTCTTTACGATCAAAATGTTCTTTAGCTTCTAATGTTTTAATAAGCTTGTCTCCCATTTTGCTTAAAGAAAGTCTTTTGTAGTCCATCACTCATTGTTTTTAACCATGTAAGTAAGTATAGTATTTTGAAGATCTTTTAAAGCTTGTGTGTTCTCCTTGATTAAGTCAGCCATTCTATCTCTCTCCTGAATTAACAATTGCATCATTTCGTCTTGCAATTTGTCTACTTTAAATTCTAAAGCGTCGTTCTTTTTTATTAATCTTTGATACTGAGTCCAAGCAAAATATCCTAAAAGAAATGCTAGGAGTCCTAAAACACCGTACTGTAGAAAATAATCTCTAATTCCTGATGCCTCTACTACTTGAAGTATTGTCATTTTCAATTTTAATTTACTGAGCTAAATATTTTTATATAATACCTTTCTAAAACATTTAGATATAACATAACAATAAATATTAATATTACTTGGAAGTTGTTATATTAAATACTTCTTTAAGGCATTTTTTTGTATCTTTTTTAGCAATTTTATTGGCTTCTATTTCCATAGGATTCTTACTATCTGATAGATATAAACTAAGTATCTGATAATGTTTCATGTTTTGTTTGTAGTGTGTATACTCGTGGATGACACTATTAATTAATTCAGGTAGGTTATCATTCTGATCCTTATTAATATGTATGACAGAATCTATCTCATCATAAAATGCCATACATCCTTCTGTATAATAGTCCTGCTTTTTAAACTCAATAACAGGCACAGTTTTATTGAATGTAGATTTGCCATAATGTTTAATGCACCATTCAAATATCTGATTAACGTGTTTTCTTGTAGGCTTTATTTGATCTGTCATGACTATAAGTTTTCTTGTATAAATACCTTCTCAATTCTTTTTGGTGTTATTGAATAATCTGCCCTAAAGTATCTGGGCATTTTCTCTATTATCCTTTCATTTGTATATGGACTGTTTTGAGGAGTTGCCCATTTCCTAGTAGCCAATAGTCTGTTATAAAAAAACACGTACGCGTTAGCCTTTCTAATGTAATGGTCTATGTCTATGTCCAGATCAAACTTCTTAATCAATCTTACTGATCTTTTCTCATTATCTAATTCAAGATCTCTAGAAACTCCCAAGTGCTTCTTTATATTATGAACCTCTGTGCCACTTAACCAATCGTCAACTAGTGGCATAGAAACATTACAACCTTTCCAAAGATCGATTTGATCTACCCATTGTGTAAGGTGGCAGAATTCATGTGCAAGAATTTCTATTGCATCTGGCCTATTCATTGAACAAACTAAAACCGGAACCTCTTCGTCAAAATATCCTGAGCACTTTATATTTTCTGATAGTTTAACGTACTTCGTATTTCGTAGATCACATTTAACTCCGTACTCCTTACACTCACTCTTGACATATTTGATAAAGTCTTTAGTCTTTTTGTTCATAGTAAGCCTTTTAAGTTAAAGGATCCTATGATAAATATGAAGACTTGATCTCTTCTATATGCTTACAGCTTCTTTTGTTTCCAGAAAATTTATACGAATAACAATTACAGGACCATGAGTCTTCATATAAAGCTACACTATATTTTTTATTATCAGATCCTTGAACTTCCCAATCTAGATCGATTTTAAATGCTTCATTCTTACCTCCTGGATATGGGCGTTTGAACCACTTAATATCTTTTCTAGTGGTTCCACTTGGAAGATCTCTTCTATTACCATCCTCGATGACATAAGGACCTACTCCATCAGTCCAAAAGAAAGGAACTTGAAAGCTATGAACGATTATCATAAGTTTACTAATTTAGGACTTTTTGATCTGTCAATAAAACTTAATTCCTTAGTAGACTTGAATAGTTTTTGAAAGTTATATTGAGAGTTTAGAAAGCCACTACGATCTTGTCCTTTGTACTTATCTACTCTACTACCTACTTTAAATATTTCAAACCACTCATTAATATCTATAGACTCATCTGGTATGTAACTACTTCTTATTTTAATTTCTTTATTCATTTTTAAAATTTAATGGCTGTTATTAATAATCCTTTAGATGGAAGCTTTCCTTTTTTTGCAAAGTCACTAATTACATTCTCATGTAGATTTCGAACCTTTTCGTGGATTCCATAATACCATTCAGTGTTCACGTCTTTTATAACTTCTATCTCTTCAATTAGATCAACATTATTGCAACCTCCCTCATAACCTTCTACTAATACGGGAAGCTCAGCATCATATTGACTAAGGACTTCTATAAGATCTTTGACTTTCATTTTATTTTTATTTATATCCAAAAAGTTTTGTGTCGTCTATTTCAGTCATACTGTACTCTACTCGAATTATCTTTTCAAGAGTTTTTTCTTTGATAACTCCAGACTTTCTATCTTCAATCATAACTTGAGCAATACCATCATAGATGTCAAGCTCGATATCATTATAACAATCTTCTGCTTCTTTTAGTGTGTCAAAGGCTTGAGTAGCAGTGTTGTCTCCAGTATACCCGTCTAAAAGAACTGCATCTCTATCTCCGTATTCATCTACTTCAAAGTAGTATGGTCCTGAGGTTACAAAGAACTTGTTTGGACTTTTGCCATCTCCTATGATCTCTGTTGCTAATTGCTTTGCTTCTTGATTTGTCATAACTTTGATTTTTATTCTTTATTTATAAAGTGTTACAAATTCTCCAAAATGTTTATCGAATGCTTTAATCAAATGCTTATAGTCTCCGCTAGTCATTTCTGATTGAATCAATGCGCTGTTTAGCCCTAATTGTTTTGCTAATTTACTTGCTGTGCCCAATAAGTAAAACGCGTTTCCTTGTGGTCCTGTGAGGTCAATCTCTATAGTTGACTTGTTTATTAATCTCTGTTTTGTTTTAATTGCCATAACTTTTATTTTATATTATTAATTTCTCTTTTTGCTTTTTCTGTATCTGCTCCACTCATGCCTCCTATATGCCACTCTATTTGTTTGTCTAGACCGATAGATCTGTATTCTTTCCAGTCATATACAGTAAACACAGTTCCATCCTGGCATTCAATATCCCACTCAAAATTTACTTTGTCTTCTCCTGTATTATCTTCAAAAGTAGGCTCTCCAAAGATCTGGATTAATTCATTAACTGAGGCATTTAAAGTGGTACCAAAAAAAGAAGTACCGGCTGGCGCATTTTCATTTTGTTTAAACTTCATAACCTTTATTTTTTATTTATTATATGATCTAACTGAAGGTAATCCGCTATATGCACAACTTTTCATGTATGGAAGATTTTTATATTCAAAATCAAATAAACATGATTGTTGTTCCCATTTACCATTGACTAATACTTCAACTGTATAGTCGCCATTATATTTTCTATTCTCAGGATGTGTAAGCCATACTTTATAACCTGGCTCTTCTATCTTAAGTTCATCTCCGTCCCAAGCTTGTTCGATCGTGTCTAAATTTTGTAAGTCTCTTTTTGTATATTCCATAACTTTGATTTTTATAGATTCTGTGAATAAAATGCAGTATGCGCAGCATCTTCATAGTCACTGTCACTTTCTAAAGCTCCAGTATACCACTTAGCCATGTACTCTTCGAATGATAAGTCAGTCTCGTCTTTCTCTTGATTCAGCGGCGGACTCATCATAAAATTGTCAGTGTCAATAACGAAGTTAACTTGACAGTTGGGAAATAATTCCCTAAATGCCTCATGGTTGGCTTCTGCGATGGCATAGTCACCATTGACTTCGATTGAACTGTCAATGATTGTCTCGTGGGTAAGGTTGTCGAAAACGAAGATCTTAATAGTCATATTCTTTATTGTTTGTTACATTGTAAATATACTAACTATTTTTGATCCAGAGCACTTTTTTGTGGTCTTTTTTAAAAGTTTTTGTTTTGTTTAGTAAAGTCTAGGGTTTATTAAAGATTCTTCAAGGATTCTAGCTTGGAATTAAATAATCTTTAGTGAAATTCTAAGTGATTGATAATCAATTAGTTATGAAATGGCTATTTTCTGTCTATAAATTCACTACCGTCATCGGTATCTTTATAGTCAATTATATCTTCAGGCTTAAATAATATATCTCCATGATCATCTAGACCTAATTTTTTCAAATGTTGATAATAAAAATCATCAAGTTGATAAAGCTCTTGTACTTCTTCTTTTATTTCAGGAGTTTCAAATGGAGATGTTTCTATTCTCTCTAACATTTTATTAGTGAAAGGATTTCCTATTAAAATAAAATAGCAGTTATAACAAAGCCATTGTAAATTCTCTTGCCTCCAATCACTTTTTTTACCATTCTTAAAATTAAGTAATAGTGGAGCTTTCATATCTGTTAATCTCTTTTCTGAGTACGCACATGCACAACACTTGAATCCAAGTCTACCGTCTTTCATTAATAATTCTTTCAACCTTAGTATTTTCTTAGAGTTGATTGGTTGATTCTCTATTAACATATCATTAAGATCTTTTTTCCATTTACCACCAGCCCAGTTTTTTGGCATTCCCTTTCCTGATTGGTTCATATGAAGTTGAAACAAACTCTTACCTGTTGCTTCATCAAAAGTATTCTTAGAATATTTCTTATACGTTATATCTGTAATACCTAACCATCTCGCAGCTTCTTTATTACTACGAGTATTTGCCATAGCCTCTCTTAACTGCGCTTCAGTTAATTGAAGTCCTTTATTCCACCAAGATTCTGGCCTTTTATCTCTGGCCATATTATCTTTAGTAAAAAATGGTGCTACTCTACTCATCTACTTTTGGGTTTACTTTACATATTAGATTCCATAGATCATAAGGAGTTTCTAATAGTACTTCTTCGTTATCATTTACTATAACTGGATTGATAGTTCCGTCTGCATTTATTCTTTCATATAAGTAAAAGCCAATAAGCTCTGTGCACTGCTTACCAAAATGCATATATATTAGCATGTCTATAACGTTAAAAAACTTCTCATCATAGTCTGCAAAGTCTAAACTGAGATCTCCATACATTATATTCTGTCTAACATTAAGTTCATCAATACCATTTATGACATTAAAGAACAACTCCCTCTTTTTATCTGCTGTAGACTTCTTTTTTCTTCTTATGATAGTCTTAGTACCTATTATAGAATCCACTCCTAATTGTATTTGTTTATAATCTTTCTCCATCTTTTTTGTTTTTAGTAGATACTTTAGTTATCTTACTTTTATCTTTGATAGATTGTATGATATTCTTTATGTGATTGCACATCTCATAGTTCTCATCTTCAACATACCAAAGTAAACATGTTTCTAATGCCTGAATCCAGTGGTTCTTGTGAATCTCTATGTAGTGATTCGTATCATTTATCTCAAATACACAAGCATATATCTTGCTATTGATGATCGCATCCTCTATAGAATTAGGAGCGTGTATCTTAAGAAGTTCTTTTAATATCTCAGATCTTGCAATATCTTCAGATAATAAAAATTCAGGCTGATCAAACAATGCTCTCACAACTTTTTTTTTCATAACTAGTTAGGTTTTATTTATCCGCCTCCTTTTAAAGCTTTAATTAACATTATGGCTATTGAGTTTATTGGGACTATGAACCCTATAACATTTTTGTATGGGTTACGATCATCATAGTCAATCATTATACCAGATGCACCAAATCTTTTCTGCAATACTACAGATATCTCATTAGCCAACATTTGTTTATCCCTAGGATCTTCGAACTCCTGATCTAAAATAAACTGCATCTTGACACCCTTCTTTGTTGGATTATCATTAACGTCAAATTGTAGACTGTATTTCTTTCCTGCTACTGTTATATTGAATCTAGGATTAATTGCTTCCATCTATCTTTTTATATAAATATCTTACTCTATGGTTAATAATGAATAATCAAATGGTGGATTTTCTACCCTGACTTGATCCTGGCTTAAATTAATGATATTCTGGACATGTATTTTTGCTGATCCTAGTTCATATATTCCAGGTTCATTAGGTTCTACAATTGAGCTTATGCTAGTTAGATTTTGTAGAAACATATCGTTGTTAGGATTTATGCCTGTGAAATCTACTTCTACTTTTATATTGTATGTATCTGGCTCTCCTACTTTATAAATAGATTCAAAGTCAACTTGATTGTAAAACTTTTTAGAGGCTTCCCAATCTTCTTTAGAGAATCCAAGAAGTTCATTTGCTAAATCATGTTCATTACTAAAGACATTAAGAATCTCAGCTTTTACCTCTTCTGTCTGTACCCATACTCTTGAAAAGAATGGTTCTAATTGTGTTAGGAATATAGGATTAATTTTTTTAGTATCTTTAATTACTAAATCCATATCTATCTTATTAAGCTTAGAGTCACCGTGATTAAAATTACCCCACTTCTGTATAAATCGTCTGAGTTCTATCCCATCGGCAGTCTTTTGAATCTCCACTCTTTTCTTTGCTTGTTCATTATTACTATCAAACCAATTTTTTCCTCTTGAACTTACACAGGTAAAATGATATACATTTGATTGCCACGTTTGAATAAGTTTAATTCCTGCATGTACTGCTCTTTGTACAAAGTCTGAGTCTTCTCTTCCTCTACGGAACTTAGTATCGTATCCTCCAATACTTTGCCATACATTTTTATAGAATGTAATTGGAGCAAAGAAGTATTCAGCAGCTCTATTAGACTTTACAGATTCAGAATATGTATTCCACTCTTCCATATTAAAGTTGGTAGGATCTGTTCCAAAATCTTTTGTTATTGTATAATCAGAATATCCATGAAGAGGAGGTTCAATTCTAGTTGATGACAA